GCCACGCAACTTATCGACAAAAACACTTCTATTCATCTAAGAACTAATTATGCGCAGCAAATAGAAAATTTGATAAAGTATTGCAATTCTGCACTTTTAGTGTATAATAGAGATATGGCAAATAGTAATTTCAAGGCTGAAAGGATTCGGAAGAAAAGGGCTAGATGAAAATTGCATTAATCACTGATACACATTGGGGAGTTAGAAATGATTCCCAAATCTTTATTGAGTACTATAGAAAATTCTATAATGAAACATTCTTTCCATATCTAGAAGAGAATGATATAGGCACCATAATTCATTTGGGTGATATTGTAGACCGTCGAAAGTATATTGCTTATACTAGTCTACGAGCTATGAATGAAATCTTCATGGAACCAGCAAAGAATTATGATCTTCATATCATCATTGGTAATCATGATGTACCATATAAGAATACCAATGATATCAATGCGATGCAAGAAGTGTATGGTGATGGCGTCAATTGGTATTCAGAAACGACAGAAGTAAGTTTCGATGGTTGCAATATCCTCTTCGTGCCTTGGATAAACAGCGAGAACTATGAGCGTTCTATACAAATGATTAACGCAACCCGTTCAGAAATACTCATGGGTCATTTAGAAGTTGCTGGTTGTCTAATGCAGCGTGGTGTGATTAATCCACATGGATTGAATATAGACATATTCAAAAACTTTGATATGGTAATGAGCGGACACTTTCATACTAGGTCAAAGACAAAGAATGTACATTACTTGGGCTGTCCATACGAGTTGACTTTTGGAGACTATCAGGACCAGAAGGGCTGGCACATCTTTGATACAGATACTCGCGAACTAGAGTTTGTGAAAAATCCATTAAACATGTTTTACAAGATATGGTATAGCGATGAAGGTAAGACTCTAGATGAAATCATGGACAACGATTTCTCAGCATATGAAGGAACCTATGTAAAGGTTATCAAGCAAACGAATCAGAATCCGTATCACTTTGATTTGTTCATGGATGAGCTATATAAATCAAATCCTGCCAATATACAGTTGGTAGACGATCATTTGAATCTCGACTTGGATGATGATGACGATATAGTAAATGAGGCTGAAGATACGGCGACAATCTTATCTAACTATATTGATAATTTAAATACAACAGTAGACAAAAAACGTCTTGACACTCTTATGAGAACGTTGTACAATGAAGCATTACATGTTGAATGATCAATTTGTAATATGAAGCATGAACTATCGAAAGTGTCTTATGGACTTAAATTTGGTAGGAATTGCACTAACTGACCTTATGGGTCGTAAGGTGTACTTGACATTGTACACTGGATTAGATAATGGAGGAACATATGTCAGATTTGATGAAACAATTCATGGGTGAAGTATTTAGTCTCAAAGACTATGATGTACTATTTGCAGAAGGAAGCATTCGTGATTCTCGTTATGAGAAAGGTACTTTCATAAAGTTTGTATGGTCATACATTGGTAATATGAAGGAAGATGATCCCCTACTTGACAATGAAGGTATCAAAGCAGATCAATCTTCAAATGAAATTGATATCACTGATATTTCATATGATTATGAGATTAATAATTGGCGTGCAAGTTCATTCCCCCCAACTGTAGGTACTGATGGTAAATGGAGAGATGGTCGATATCGTATTATTGCCGCTCTCAGGAATAATCAAGATTGGATTCCATCGGCTCTTTACAATTTTGAAGAAACCAAAACTCCTACTTTGGATATGATCACAGAAGGATTACGTGCAAACCCAGGCACGCCTGGTCATCGTAATGAGATGGAAGATTTTATCGCTGGGGGTGTTAAGGCAATTGAGTATGGTGAACTTATTCGTGATGATGATGCAATCATGTTTTGGTTGGTTTCGCGAGCGAGAGTTGATCTACGTTATTCCAACAAGGGTGGTTTCTGGACGAATATAAAGAATAGGATTATAGAAAGGACTGCTAAGGTGGGTTCTATTCCATTGGTGAAGTCTCGTGACGATATTAAGTCTTGGTGCAATGGTGTGCAAGGTCTTCCATCAAACTATGTTCTTTATAAGGCAACTGGTGGTAAGGCTCCTTTACACTTCTTTGGTGAACAAGTGTTGAAGAATGCAACAAATCCGCCCCCGCTCGTACTCTATACTGATGCTTATACACCAGAAAAGTGTGCGAAGAATGTAAAACATTTTGTGGATGAAATTAAGGTGTGGTATAAATTGACATATACATTAGTCAATAAAGACCTTGCTGGTGGTCCTCTTACGTTAACACCACCTAAAGAACTACCAATGTTGTTGTTGGGTGTATACCCTAATATCAAGCGCGGCAATCAACCAACATTACATAAGGAACATGTACTGTGTGATGTTGATCAATACCTTCTAGATGGTGATGCGATGACAGCAACACTGGACATTGCTGCATGATGTACATGATGCAAGATGTACATGATGCATCTGCTCAAGAGAAGTTTAAAGTCATCTCCACCTTTGCGGGTGGGGGTGGCTCTTCTACTGGTTATAGATTGGCGGGCGGTAAGGTTCTTGTCATAAATGAGTTCGTTGAGGAAGCGGCTCTAACATATGCAGAAAATTATCCTGAGACAGTAATTCTTCCTGGCGACATTAAAGAACTAACTGGTAAAGATTTCTTGAATGCTGCTAAAGTAAGTGAAGGTGAGATTGACATACTTGATGGAAGTCCACCTTGCAGCGCATTTAGTGTATCTGGTTCACTTTCACACAATATACATGAAGAAGAACGTGTTGATTTGTTCGGTAATGTTACCATAGAAAAAGTTAGCGGTAAACATTCTGATGGGTGGAATAAAACTAAAAACTATTCTGATGGTAAAACTGTAGAAAACATTGAAGACTTGTTCTTTGAATTTTTGCGAGTTGCTAAAGATATTAAACCTAAAGTGATTGTGGCTGAAAATGTCAAGGGTCTAACTATAGGTGAAGCAAAAGGATTTCTTAATAAGATTTTGAATACCTTTGAAGATATTGGTTATAATGTTTGTCATAAGGTTTTGGATAGTCGTTACTATGGTGTAGCACAATCAAGAACTCGCGTATTCTTTATTGGAGTGCGAGAAGATGTTGCAGAGAAGATTGGATGTAATTTTCTAAACATATCACAATTGTTTCCTGAGCCAGATGTAAATGCAACTATAGTCAAGGACGCAATGGTAGGATTGGTTAATGATCCAGAAGAAGTAAAGTATCTTACAGAGAAATGGATTAACACAGCATATTGGAAACAAACAGGAAGTAAGATGCCGGTCAATCCTGATAAAGTTCTTACAGGTATGGACTATCATCCAAAGGGTCATCACTTCAATCTGAAAAGAGTTTCAGAACATAAACCATCACCTACTATTACTGCAATGGGTTCTGCTGAAACTACTGCGGGCGCTTTTCATTGGAATGAAAAAAGAAAGTTGACAATTCCCGAATTAAAGCGTATAATGAGCTTACCGGATGATTTCATACTTACGGGTACATGGAAACAGAAGGCTGAACGTTGTGGAAGAATGGTGCCACCTCTTATGATGGAGAGATTGGCATCATCTGTATATGAAAAAGTTTTGGAGAAATATAATGGCTGACTTTACATTTGCTCATAGACAAGAAGGTTTCGATGAGCATATCAACTGGTCGATTCGTGGATATAGTGATATGTTGAGTGATGTAATTTCATTCTCACGTTACTTTGTTGAGGATGATACAAATGTGGTAGATATTGGTTGTTCTACTGGTAAACTTACACAGGCCCTAATAGAGTACAATCAAGAGATTGCACCAGACGCAAATTATATTGGTGTTGAGGTTGCTGAAGGTTTCTTTAAGGATTTAGATAAACGTGTTGGTCAAATTCAGAAGAAGGTTAACGGTGCAGCTGTTGACTTTGTACTTGATGATATTCGTAACTATGATTTTGAAAACTGTTCTCTTGTAACGTCTTTGTTCACACTACAATTCATGTCTAAGAAAGATAGGGCTACTGTTATTGAATCTATCTATGATGGAATGAATGAGGGTGGCGGATTTATCTTCGCCGAGAAGGTTGATTGTCAGAATGCTCGAATTCAAGATATGATGACGTTTAATTACTATGACTACAAACGTCAGAAGTTTGACTACGATGATATTATGACAAAAGAAAAAACCTTACGTCATATGTTGAAACCTAATACTTGGAGTGAGATTGAAGAGATGATATATTCTGCTGGTTTCAAAACAGTAGAACAGTCTTGGCGAAATCACAACTTTTTAGGTGCAATCGCTATCAAGTAAGTTTCCTATATAGTAGAACTAGTAATAGGTATTGATATGAGCAAACATCTAGTTTCTATAGATGACTTTGATGCAATCGACAGGTTAGAGTTATTTTCTTTAGTGGAAATACTCAAAGACAATCAATCGGATTTTAGGTATAGATTGAAAGGAAAGATATTAACAAACCTATTCTATGAACCCTCCACCAGAACTAGCTCTTCATTTCATGCTGCCATGTGTAAACTTGGTGGTGAAGTAATTCCCATTAATGATGTTGCGTATAGTAGCGTTGCAAAGGGTGAGAACTTAGAAGACACAATTAAAACGATGAACAATTTCTGTGATGCTATTGTTCTAAGAAGTAAGAATGAGGGTGATGCTGCAATTGCAGCAAATGTAAGTGACGTTCCTATTATTAATGCTGGTGATGGTGCTGGTGAACATCCCACACAAACTCTGCTCGATTTGTTTACCATATATGAGAAGTTTGGGAGAACTCAAAATCTTAAAGTTACATTCATAGGTGATATAAAGAATGGTAGAACAGTTAAATCTCTATCGAAAGCACTAGAGAAATCTAATAAACTAA